AGATTCTACATCAGGGAAACCATTTTCTGACTTCACCTCAATATCAAGTGTGACTAATTTAATCTTTTCAATATCAAATTTGACTTCCTGTTCTGGATACTTGTCTGATATGTATTGATATATAAACCTCTCATTCCCGTATACATCAAAGTTTTCGATATCAGCATACTTCTTTATAAACTCACGACAATCTCTTACTGTGCCAGGTTTAATAGGTTCAACAACATCTCCTGTCAGAGTTTTATATTTACTTTTTCTTTTGGAGTTGACAAAAAGAGTTGGATAGAACTTTTCACGAGTTGCAAAGTGTTTTCCATCTTCATAACCACGAACTAAGAAGTTATCTCCAACCATTTGAACGTTGGTGTAAAACCTCATTCTTTAATCAAATTTAGATATTGTTCTAATAGTGTAGGTGTTGGGATCGCTAATGTCAAGATCTTATCAGAACCCATCATAAAAATTTCCTCCCTTGTAAGATCCATCATAAAAGGTTCAAGAATAGTTTTACCTGATTCTGTATTGACAATATATGGTTTTGTAAGTTTACAATCTGGTTGTCCTATGTCCTCAGTTGCAACCTCATCTACCTGACTTATTATGTAATTATTATTTGTCAGTGCTATTACTCTTACTTCCATTTATTTTCTCCAGATACATTTCTTTAAGACTATCTATAGGTTCTACAATAGTCATCACTTGATGTCTTGGAATTAATACTTCCTTGTCTGCCGATAATAAAATCCAAGGAGATAAAGTGATTTGAATTTGTCTATCGTCATCAGTTTCAGCAAGAAATTCTTTTTCAGCTGTGATGCGATGAGCATTAGCAAACAAGTAACCAATTGGTTTACTGTCATCTAATAGTTCTTTTATTTCTGCAATAACTTGATCTTGATCTTGCAATACTGCCAGTTTAATAGCCATAATAAAATATAATTGATTTGGTAGATTCCTATCGCCGCTTATGCTGAACCTACCAAAGGGCATAACCGCAGTCAGTATTTCTCTGACCCTTATATTATAACATAAAAAAAGGGTTCGTCAAGAACCCTTTACTTTATTTAAAGATAATCTTTTCGAGCATGGTGTTCTGGAACTATCTTACCTAATTTAACTGTAAGTAGTCCATCTTTGAATTCTACATCTTTGACTTTGACATCATCTGATAATTGCCAAGTTCTATTGAAAGATCTTTGTGCTAGTCCTTGATGTGCATAATTAACTGAATCACCTTCTTTAGATTCTTTCTTTCCTTCAATGATTAATTTTCCATATTCAGTATAAACTTTAATGTCTTTCTTACTAAATCCTGCAAGTGCAATCTCTAGTACTGACTCAACATTGTTTAGATGAATTAGATTGTAAGGTGGGTAGTTTGATGAATAATCGTCATTAAAAAATCGGTCAAGGTAATCGTCCATACCTATGCCGTTTCTGTTGATTATTTTCATCAACTCTGGTAAGTTTGCAGAGTGATAGCGTTGTAGTGCTGTCATGATTGTTCTCCTTTAAAAGCGAGTATAAAATGTGAACCCTTTCGGCATTCAATACTAATTATACTTTAAACCATTTGCATATGCGGTGGAGAACCGATTAACCCATAGTCGGGTTTCCTCCCAATTCTTTACATGGTACGTTTTACCGAGCCTCTCTTTTACTGCTCTTGCCAAAGGATAGTCATTCTGACCCTCTTCCATCATATCTCCAAAGAAATGAATTTCATCATCAAAATTAAAAAATTTAATTATTTGACTCTTATCACTATCTGATATGTCAAGTCCTGTCTGTCCTCCTATCTGAACATTTAAATCAGGAAATTGATTTTTAATTCTGTCTGCAATCGCAATTCTTTCAGCAGTATTTCTATCCCATTTTACATACTCTTCTCTTCCTTCCATATTACCTTTACCTCTACCTAGAATACTAAAATTAATTCCACCAGGTCTACTCTCAATATGATCACCTGTTCTTATAGGAAAGGTGCTGTAATCTAACTCATCATTAAGAAAAGAAATTAATTCATCAGATGGTTTCCAATCTGATCTATAAACACTATTCCTTCCATCGTAAATATCTGATCCAGAACAATTAAATACTCTCTTACATCGGTTGTAAATATCAGATCCAACCTGCTCAACAGTTTTTGCACGATCACTTCCTGTAACCAAGTAGGTATCATATTTACAACAAAAAATAAGAAACTCAGCAGAGAATCCTACATCCATTTGTTTACGACTTGGTGTTAGAGTTCCGTCAACATCAAAGATGAATTTTTTCATATCTTCCAAATTTTATCACAATAATCTTGAATTGATCTATCAGATGAGAAGAATCCAGATCTTGCTATATTCACTAATGACATCTTACTCCATTTTTTCTTATCTGTCCAGACCTTACTTACATGTTCATGAGCTGCAAGGTAATCAGGTAAATCTGCTAATACAAAGAATGGATCATAGTATGCAAGATTATCAATGATAGGACGGAATGTTTCTTTTGTACCACCACTGAAAAATCCCTTATCAATCAAAGTAAATATTTCTTTTAGTTCATCGGACATATACATCTGTGGATCATACTTCTGTTCTCTCAACATTCTGATCTCACTTTCATCATTACCAAATATAAAGAAGTTATCCTCTCCAACAAGATTTCTTATCTCTACATTTGCACCATCAAGTGTACCGATTGTCAAAGCACCATTCATCTGAAACTTCATATTACCTGTACCTGATGCTTCTTTACCAGCAGTAGATATTTGTTCAGATAGATCAGCAGCAGGATAAACTTTCTCTCCTAACTTTACACTATAATTTGGTAAGAAGATTACCTTCAAGACATCATTTACATCAGGGTCATTATTGATTACATTTGCAATACCATTGATGAATTGTATGATAAGTTTTGCCATATAATAACCTGGTGCTGCTTTACCACCAAAGATGACAGTTCTTGGTATTGGATTCTTTTCAACACCATTCTTAATACGTAGATATTGAAATATAACTTGTAGTGCTAATAGATGTTGTCTCTTATATTCGTGTATTCTTTTGACCTGCACATCAAACATACTCATCGGATCAACATTGATACCCATTGTATCTGAGATGTATGCAGATAGTTTATGCTTTCCTAATAATTTTGTTTCAGATATCTTGTCTAGTACATTAGTACTATCCTTATATTCCTCCAATTTATTTAATAACTGCATATCAGTTATCCAATCAGATCCAACATACTCATCCAATACTTCTGCAAGAGGTGGATTAGATAATGCTAACCATCTACGAGGTGTCACACCATTCGTAACATTCGTAAACTTATGTGGCCACAGATCGTAAAACTCTGGCATTAATTGTTTCTTCACAAGATCTGAATGAAGTTCTGCAACACCATTTACATGATGAGATCCAACTGTTGCAAGATGTGCCATACGGACGGACTTGTTTTCATTCTCATCTATGATTGATAGTTTTCTTAATATACTTTCATCACCAGGATAATTGATTCTAACTGTCTGTAAAAATCTAGCATTTATTTCGTATATAATTTCAAGATGTCTAGGAAGTAATGACTTAAACATTTGCAAGTCCCACTTCTCTAATGCTTCTGGTAAAAGAGTGTGATTTGTATATGCGATAGAATTATTAGTTACTTTCCAAGCAGTAGTCCAATCAATATGTTTATCATCAACTAATAGTCTCATCATCTCTGCAACTGCGACAGCAGGGTGAGTATCATTCAATTGTAATGTATAGTGATCTGCAAAATCTGTGACAAGAATATTCTTTTCATCAAGTTGACGTATCATATCTTGTAGTGATGCACTTACAAAGAAGAACTGTTGTTTTAATCTTAACTGTCTACCTTGATCTGTTCCATCATTTGGATACAAAACTTTTGATATAGTTTCAGAAGAAACACTCTGTTCAACTGATCCCATATAGTCACCAATATTGAATGCATAGAAATCAAATATCTCCGTAGCATCTGCTCTCCACAATCTCAAACGATTACAACTATTGCCACCATAACCTAACTGTAATACATCATAAGGAACTGCCACTACCTGTTCTTGTGGAACCCAACGACATCTATAATTACCTTGATCCGATGTATAGTGCTCTACCTTACCACCAAAACCTACGAGACAAGACTCATCTGGGTAGCATAATTCCCACGGCCAGTCTCCGTGTAACCAATTATCAGTTACTTCAATTTGTTGTCCACCTTTGATTTCTTGTTTAAATATACCAAACTTATATCTTATACCATAACCAGTTGCAGGTACTTTAAGAGTTGCAAGAGACTCCATATAACAAGCGGCAAGACGACCAAGACCACCATTACCTAGACCTGGTTCTTCTGCACACTCTAATATATCATCTAACTCATATCCAAAATTCTTAACTGCTTCCTTTGCTTCTTCCTGTATTCCTAAATTAAGTAAATTATTTCCTAACTGTGGTCCTATCAAAAATTCTGCTGAAAGATATGCAACCTCTTTCTTTGGTTCTTTATCTGTCAGATAATGTGACATCATCTGATCTCTGACAGCATAACTCAATGCCATGTATAAATCATGGATGTTTGCTGTATCTGGTCTTTTACCCAAAGTGTAAAAAAGTCTTTCGGTAATACCAGTGTATAAGCTATTCTTTATCGTCAAGTTTTTTCTTCTTGCTACCTATATTATACTTCGTTTCTAGTATCCAGTCACCTTTGTCTTTATATGCTAATACTTTGATTTGATTCAAAGGTGCAATGTCTTTGATTGTTTCTACGTTAACAATACTTATGAGACCCCAATCAGCAAGAAGCTGAGCAATACGATTCCGACGCTGAACATCGTTAATAGTAAGGTTAGCGTGCTTGCCATCGAGGGCAAATAATTCTTTGAAGTGGACAAGATAATACCTTCCCTGCTTGTGTAGAATATGACAAGATTGATATATTTTCTTTTCCTTTCGAGATGCGACTCCGATACGTGTTAATGTTTCACGGACTTTTAAAAAATCATCTGGTTCACCTAAAACCACTTCGACCATTTTATCAGGTGCCCATGTTACCTCTGGGACTTGCACCACACTCATTTTGTTCCTCCAGTTTCAAACTTCGATTTAATGAAAGCAAGTTGTTCTTTAGTTAAAATATTCAATGCTTGCTTTGCTTTTTCATTACTATAACCATAGTAACGTTTTACATGATCAATATCTTTAATTGTATCTTTGCGGAGCCAAGGAGAGTATCTCTTCTTAGTTCTGAGGATATTTATAAAAAAGTCATATTGCATCTTCTTTGGTAAGAAGTTATACATATTCATCTCATTCGCAAACATAATTGCGTCAAGATGACCTGACATACAACGATTAACTATGTAAGGAGGATAATCTTTTTCAACAGATGGATCTTCATCAATTAAATTTTTCTTTGTATAATTTATCGAGTTTAACCAATCTTTAAGATCCATCACTAATTTCATCAAAATAATTTGAACAAGCGCATACAAGATTGCGATCACCATATACATTATCAATTCTTGATACTGCTGGCCAGAACTTATTGTTCTGTTTCACAGGATATGCTGCTTGTTCTCGACTATAATTATACACCCATTTATCAGAACTTACAACCCTTGCAGTATGAGGTGCGTTTTTCAAGATATCTTTATCTATGTAAATCTCTCTTCTTATCATCTCCATGGCTTTTACAAATCTTTTCAGTTCATCAAGTGATTCACTTTCAGTTGGTTCTACCATCATTGTATTTGTAACTGGCCAAGATAATGTAGGAGCATGGAAACCATAATCCATCAACCTCTTTGCAACATCTTCTGCAGTTACAGGTAATGTCCTACAATCAAAAATACATTCATGTGCAACACGACCATTCTCTGCTTTGTATAAAACTTTGAATGATGTATCAATCTCATTTGCTAA